CTCTTCGAACAGCGCGGCGCGGTGTGGGGGTGCATGGGCGTCACGGGGGCGCGCGGAACCCGGACGGCACGGTAAATTATACGCAACTGGAGTTGGTCTGATGGACGGCATCCGAATCGAACTTGACTATGCAGCGATCGAAAAGTTAGAAAAGGCAGTTCTGCGCGCGGTGGAGGACACGGTGGATGAATTGAGGTCAGATGTTGTCAAAGAGCAGGTCATGCCTTATGACAGCGGAGACATGCAAAACAACTCTACTTTCGCCGAAACCTTTCGTTCCGATGGCAAAATCGTGTCCCTGCTCACAACAGACGCCCCGCAGGCCCGCCGCCTGTACTATCATCCAGAGTACAACTTCCAGACCGTCAACAACCCCAACGCCGGCGGCCTCTGGTTGGAGCCTTGGCAGCCTGGTGGCAGGCACGAGACCTTCGCACAGGATAAATTTGCTGAGTTATATAAAGAGGAGGCAAAGCTGTGACCCTGACCCTTGAACAGGTCGCCGGATGGCTGCTTAAACAAGATGCGGAACTGAATGGCCGCGTGACCGTCGGTGCGATTGATGCGAATCTGGATCGCTGCGTGGGCGTGTACAACGATAACCGCGCATCCGGTGGCCAGCGAATCTGCATCGGCGGTGAGGCCTACACCCGGTACGCTTACAAATATGTGACACTGCTCGTCCACTGGACGACGAACCCCTCTGCGGCGGAAAAGAAAGCCATAGAGCTGTATGAAAAGCTCTATGGCCTGTCTCATATCGAGATGGGCGGCATACAGGTGGTTTTCGTCGATCCCGGCGCCGCCCCGGTTCCAGTCGGACGGGACGTGAAAAAAGTGTATGAGTATGTGATCAACCTAAAGATATGCTACAGAAAGGAATGATGTTTGATGCCGAAAACAGGTGTTTTTCCGGTCTTTGACAATAAATTTAAGATCAGCAAATCCGGGCGGTCCAGCACCACAGAGGAAATGGTGCCCATCGCGGAAATGACTAGCTTCTCCGTCTCGATCGACGGCAGTGTGCAGGAATGGACACCGATGGATGCGGAGGGCTGGATGAAGCGCATGACGACCGGCAAGGCGCTGACAGTATCCCTCTCCGGCAAGCTGTGCCCTGGTGATCCCGGTAACGATTATGTTGCAGGCCTCGCATGGAAATCCGGCACGGATTGCGATACGAAATTCGAGTGGGAGTTTCCTTCCGGCACGAAGCTGGCGTTCGAAGCAGTGGTCAGCGTGACCGCGATCGGCGGCGGAGAAAGCACGGATGTGGCCCCTCTGGAGTTCGATGTGATGTCGCACGGACGGCCCTCGTTTACGCCGGCGTCGTCGGCGGGATAAACGAAAAGAGGCCCTCCTCAATTTTGAGGGGGGCCACGCACTAATTGGCGTTCTTAACGATAAACGGTTTCCCAATCGTTGGCTTTAAGCATTTCTATTAATTTCTCTCTATCCCACAAAAGCACTTTGCAAGATGATGCCAATTCTTTTGCACCTGCTGTGAAATAGTTGTTGGTGACGACAACACCAACATGGCACCCGTAGTGTTGTCGACCTGCATTTACTTCTTGGACTGGGGTGTTTCCTAAAGCATGTGAGTAGCGCTTGCATTGAATGGCATAACGAATCCCATCTTTCTCGGCCAAAACGTCAACACCTTGATCTCCAGAGCCTCCGGTGGATTGCACGTTTTCATATCCGGAATTTTGCAACAGCTTTATAAAAAACAACTCAAATTTTGGACCTTGCATTTGATCTATAAGATCAATCCAATATACTGGTTGGTCAGGAGGCTCAGCGGATGCATTGTCCGGAAGAGAACCTGTATCCTTGCCAGCACACCCCATTTCTCTTAATTTTACTTCGATCTCGTCAATATCTTTCTGGGATTTATTCATCTTGTGGGATAAAATAGCCAGTTGAATGCCCAAAGCAATCAGAGTACAGCTAGACGGCTTTTTTTGCGGGAAGAAACGAGAAAAGATGTATATTACTAAAAATATAACACCGGCAAAAATGCACGATCCGATGAGCCAATTAAAAAATCGCGTAAATCCCTGTCCCGGGATATTTCCAGAAAACGCAGCCCAAATTGCATATATAACAGCAAATATAGCACCGATAGACCAACGATCTAAATATTTTTTGACAAAATTCCTCATATTTACCCCTCCCGTCGCCTCATAGAATAGCACGTAAAGAAATAAATGTAAAGTTTTTTGAAAAACCTCTTGACTTTTTGCAATGCATAAATTAGAATAAATGTAGTGCAAAAAGTGAGGTGATGATTTGAGCCCACGAACAGGTCGCCCAAAAGCAGAAAACCCTAAGGCGGTCAGTGTTACAATTCGCTTGGATGCCGATACAGAATCAAAGCTAAGAGAGTATTGCAAGGAAAGCGGCATTAAACGAGGCGAAGCCATACGCCGGGGAATTCATCTGTTGTTGGCGCAAAAAAAATAGAAACAGCCCGCCACCCTGGAAAAGTTACGGACTGTCTCTATTGTACGAGGTATCTCTACCTGTGAAATCTATTATATCATAGGTAGGGTGCCACTTCAAGTAAATTGAAGGAGGTGTTTTTTATGTCCAAAAACATTACCAAAGCCGAGGCGGCAAACGTCCTCTCGGATGAAATCTTTGATCTCAGCATAGCGATTGAAAAGGCTCGCGTTGTTATGCAGGAGATTACGAACGGCTATTTTCAAAAATTAAGTAACGAAGTGGAAGGAGATCGTACGTCAATACTTTGGGATTTCAATCGCGTTGGAGTTTTCGCGGAGATTGCTGACGATCTCATGCTTAAGATGTGCCAGATCGTAGAGGAATTAAACGGCCTCAAAAATGCAGATACAAAGGAGGAAAAAGTAGCATGACAAGCGCAGAATATTACCTCCGCTGTATCGCCGACCTTTGCGCCGGTATGTCTGAGGCGCAGCTTGAAAGAGCCTATCGTTGGGCGCGAGCGGTCTGGCTGAACGGAGACGGAACGCAAAACAAGAAAAAGGAGAATGTAGCATGAATAATCTTACCGTATTCAACAACGATATCATCCCGGTATACACCACTGACACAGGGGAAAAGGTCGTCATTGGCCGCGAACTGCATGAGAGGCTTAAAATTGCAACCGATTACAAGGACTGGTTCCCTCGGATGTGCGAGTATGGTTTTTCAGAGCCTAAAGACTTTAGCTCATTTTTGAGCGAAAGTAAGGGTGGTCGTCCTCCCGTCAATCACATCCTCGCCCTTGACATGGCAAAGCATATCGCTATGATCCAGCGTACCACACAGGGCAAGGAAATCCGCGACAAGCTCATCTCCCTCGAAACGCGGGTGCAGGAACTCTCCCCGGAGCTCCGCCTCCTCATCAATTTGGAGATGCGCCAGAGGGAACAGGACAGAGCCATTGCAGAGGTCAATCAACGCGTGGACGATATCAAAGATGTTGTTGCCCTGAACCCACGGTCATGGCGCGAGGAGGCTCGCAAGCTGATCGTAAAGATCGCCCAGTCGATGGGCGGGAATGAGTTCATCCGCGACGTGCAGGCCGAAATTTTCGCCCTGGTGGACGAGCGGGCCGGTGTCAGCCTTGCCACCCGCCTGACGAACAAGCGCCGCCGCATGGCAGATGAAGGCGTTTGCAAATCCAAGCGCGACAAACTCAACAAGGTTGATGTGATCGCGGACGACAAAAAGCTCATCGAAATTTATCTCGCGGTCGTGAAGGAAATGGCCGTGCAGCGTGGTGCGAAGATCGCGTAAGCATAGATATCGCCCGCACTTGCGATCAGGTGCGGGCATCAATTATAACTTTATCCAGCCTTATTGACAGACAGGGTTGCATCCAATGCCGAAACGATCTTTTGCAGCGTTACCAGTGTGGGAACGCTTTTCTTGCTCTCAATTCTGGCAACGACGGATTGCGTCAGGCCGCAGGCTTTTGCTAAGTCCTGTTGTGTCCAGCCTCTGGCCTTTCGCAGCTCGATCAACTCGTCAATGAGCCGGGCGCACTGTTCAGGCACTTACCGCACCTCCCGCCGCCGTTCCCTCCCGATACAGCGTCTCTGGGGCGATATCGATATCGCCATCGTTCCATACGGTCACGCCGTAGTCGATATAGACTGCGCGGAATACGTCCTTGTCCGCCAGCGGAGCAAAGGCAGGATAATCTAAAAACGGCTTAAAGTCGAATATTTTTGCCTCTCCCGTATTGAACCGTACCCACAGCTTAAAATCATCGAGCGGACGAACGCCGCAGACCTTGATCGCCGGAGAAGGTTCTCCGGCATAAGCAATACCATCTACTATATACATTGCTCTACTCCTCCTTTTATCTAAGCGGTTCGATTTTCCCAAACGGCTCATTTCTAACAGCCATGTTCCAGGCTCTGTAAAGCTCTTCTTCATGGATTGCGGCCCAGGCCTGCACAAGCTTCAACTGCTTGATCGGCAAAGAACCTGCGAGCAGCTCGCCATCCACGCCGACTGAAGCTTCATATTCTGCATAGTAAACATGAAAATGCGGCTTGCTGTGCTGCCCGTTATCGGAATAGATCATTTTAATGATGATGTTATAAAACCTGCATAACTCCGGCATCTGCTCATCTCCTTTAATTATATTATAGCGTATTCGCTATCAAATATCAATAGCTAATTAGCTATTATTTTTTTCGCTTTACTTTGCTTTATGCTATACAACCAAACAGCGAAAGCGTCTATCTCAACCGAGGTAGGCGCTTTTGTTATATAAAAAATCATATTTGGAGGAATCGAATTATGGGAAAGCTCTACACACTCGATCAGAAGTTGCTTACCAACACGCCGGAAATTCGGATTGGAGAGAAAATCTATCCGATCGACGACCGGACGAAAACAGTCATGAAAGCAACAAAACTGGACACCGCCAACGTGGAAAATGTCTCCAAAATCCTGGAACTTGCCCTCGGTCAAAAGGCTGCCAAAGAGGTGGAGGAGATGAACTTACCCTTCGCTGCCTACCAGCAATTGCTGGAGATCATCATCGCGGCGATGACAGGTGAGGAGCCAGAAGAAGTGAGTGCCCGATTTCAGAAAGCCAAAGAAACAGCAAAATGATGAAGAAACGTGGTATGATCTCGAATTTGACCATGTCTTGATTGAACAGAGCATCGCCAAGCAATATGGCGTGCTGCCGTCCGAGCAGGGCGCGCTCAAATACAGCGACTGGGCCAAGATGGTATCCGGCCTGATGGATGATACCCCGCTGGGGCGTGTCGTGGCCGTCCGGTCAGAAAAAGACCGGGAGATGATCCGGCACATGAACAAATGGCAGAAGCAAATCCGCGCAGACTGGACCGCCTTCCGTGCCTCGAGCCGTCCGCAGGTCGATGTGACGGAGGCCAAAAAGCAGATGGCCGCGCTGGAGAAGATGCTTGCGGGCCTGTTTGGAGGTGGGAAGTAAATGAGCGAAGGTACGAGCGTCGGCAAAATCTTTTTAGAACTGGATATTCTGGCTGATCTGAAATCGCAGCTGGAGAGCATCGCAAGCAAGGCACAGGGCCAGGCGAAGAGCAGCTTTGAGAATGTCGGAAAAGCCGCCTCTGAAGCGATGCAACGGCCAGTTGAAAAAATGAATAAGACCGTCGAAAAAGTTACGGACAAGGTCCAGAAGACGGTCGAAGAGTGCATCACCGCCACCGGCGAATCACTCGACGCAATGGTAGAACGAGCCTTGAAGCCCCGCAATTTTGAAGTAATGGCTAAGGTGACGCAAGCAGCAGCAGAGCCAACCGCACCACGTGGGCCGCCCAAATATGCAATGGCTGGGCCTGATCCGGTGGAATTTATCGCGAATTACGGTAAGCAGGTGAAAGAATCCGCCATTCCTATGTCGGATATCTTTCAGGCCGCCGAGAAGCCTGCAGAATTGCTAAAGCAAAAGCTCGAAAATCTCACAGCGCAGATCACCGATCAGCGTGAGGAACTGCTGAAACTGGAAAACGCTTATGCAAAACTGGGCGATGAAGGCGGCAAGGAGGGCGACAAACTCGCCCAAAAAATCACTGCAGCCGAAGGCCGTCTGATCTCCTTACAGCAAACCTTGCTCCAGACACAGGCAAAGTATGACAAAGCGATGTTGGGAGCAGCGCAGGCGACGGAAAAACCCAAGGAAGCTGTCGCCTCGCTCGGTGAACAGATCAAGTCAACCTTGAAATCCGCGGCATCCAAGGGCGGAAAGAGTGTCAAAAACGGCCTTGGAAAAGCCTTTTCCAGCATGAAGCAAAACGCCTCAAAATCCGTTAAGGATGTGGGGCATAAAGTCAGCGGCCTTGGGCGAAGTATCAAGAGCGCGTTTAAGTCGGCCATCCTGATGGCGGGCTTGTACGCAGCCTTCCGCGCATTTCGCGACCTGATCGGCGGCGCATTAACGTCAAACGAGCAGTTTGCAGCATCTCTGAATGCTTTGAAAGGAAATTTACAGGTTGCCTTCACGCCGATCTTGCAGGTAATTATGCCAGCGGTCAATGCGCTTATGTCTGGACTCGCCCTTGCCGCACAAAAGATTGCCGCGTTTACGTCGAGTGTATTTGGGAAAACATACGCCCAGTCTGTCGCGGCTACCAAACGGCTGAAAAGCACGTCAAAGGAAGCCAAAAAGGCCGCGGGCGCGGTCGCCGGATTCGACCAGCTAAACAATATCGAGAAGTCAGAATCAGCAGAAGATGGCGGTACAAATCTAGATGCGCTGTCCGTCGACCCAAACGCCGGCGCGAATCTTGTCAAAGAATTTTCTGACCTCGGCCCTATCATTGCCGGTTTTTTGACACAAGCACTGGTCAAAATTGCACAATTTGCACCGAAGTTTGTACAGGGCGCGGTCACTGTGCTGACCTCTTTTATCCGGGGCATCAATGCAAATTTCCCGATGATTTCAAGTGCAGTTCTCGGTATCATCACTGCATTCATGGATGGCCTTGATCAGCTGATTCCGGAGCTGGTGCCTTTCGGCGTGAACGTTATCACGCTGTTGGTTCAAGCTTTTTTGACCTATGCTCCCAGGTTGATTTCTGCTGGTATTGCTTTGATCACGGGGTTGTTAGCCGGACTGGCCGACAAGATGCCAGAGCTGATCCCAATGGCACAGGATGCGATTCGTATGATCGTGAAGTCACTGACGGATAACCTGCCGCAGATTCTGCAGTCTGGAATGGAGATTCTATTGGCTTTGATCGACGGAATTATAGAAATTTTGCCCGAGCTGATTCCAACCGTGACTCTGGTATGCTGGTCCATCGGTCGGGCCATCATTGATAACCTACCGCAAATCATTCAAATGGGTGTTAATTTACTCCTGGCTTTGGTCGACGGGTTTCTTGGAGCTTCGGACGTCATCATGGAGATGGCGCCACAAATGATTGAAACGCTTGTTAAGGGACTTATTGAATCAATCCCGATATTACTTGAAGGAGCTTGGAAGCTTGTTCAAGCATTGTGGAAGTATTTCACCGAAACAAATTGGGCTCAGCTTGGTATCGACATCATGGTCGCCTTGGCCAACGGTGTAATCAAAGGTCTTAATACGCTCATTGGCAAGCTGAATCAATTTGATATTGACGTCCCCGATTGGGTGCCAATCATCGGAGGCAAAAACGTAAGCTTCAAACTGCCGACGATCCCGACGATTAAGGCGCCGCAGTTACCCAGTTTTGCCCAGGGCGGAATCGTCTCACAGCCCACCCTCGCAATGGTCGGCGACAACCGTCAGAGCCCCGAAGCGATTGCCCCGCTGCACGAGTTGTACGGCATGATCAAGCAGGCCGTAGCGGATGGCGGCACCGGCCTGACCGCCGGTGAAATCTACACTGCCATGCTTAACGCGCTTAACGACAGCAAGTTTGGCAGCCAAATCCGGCTGGAGGGCGACGTCAACATTGATGGGCGCAAGTTTGCGCGGATTATCGCACAGGCTGTGTGGGATGAGTTTGTTCGAATGGGTAGGCTGAAGCCTCAAACAGTGTAAGGAGATGATTCAATGGTCTATGCCGTAGATGGCGTGGCTTTTCCTGTCCAACCGGATGCCTATATGTCTATGTCGAGTGATCAGGTAGTAACCGGGGCGCAGCGTACCGTTGGCCCGGGTGCTCAGATGACAAAGGAACTGCTGGCCGAGAAATTAACGGCAAACTGTAAGTGGACGTTCCTCACGCGCGACCAGTTTTTGCGTATCAAACGGATGCGCACTGGGAAGAACTTTGTCCGCCTGCGGTATTACGATGAAAATACGGATACAATCCGAGAAGGGCAATTCTACAGCGGTACAATGACGTATGAACCAGGGCCGACAGATGCGAGCGGGAAGCCGGCGCACTACAAAAATATATCGTGGCCGTTTATTGAACGATAGAAAGGAGGCCCCTATGCTCACCGTCCCGCAAGAATACCACACTTATAGCGCCGCCTCTGAACGCCGCACAGACCTAGTCGTCCGGCTCGATCCATTAAGCTGGCCGACAAACATCAACGCCCACGGCACCGCGCACAGCCTTTGTATGCCCATCCAATGGGACAAATCTCCTCCCCACCGTCTCTATGCCACAGGAGAGTACAGCGTCACCCCCCTCGACGGCCGGGCGCTCGTCAACGGCTGGGCCGGGCAGGTCTGCGGCTATCTCTCCGACGCCCTGTCCGATCAGGACGGCATGTTTGCCGCAGACACTGTCAAACTCAGCTGTACCCGCAATGGCGGTGCGATCAGCGTTTTGACCATCTGCTTTGATCCCGCAGCCAATGAATACGCCGTAGACTTTGACGTCACAATCGACGGCGCGTCGTCCACAGAGACCTATCATCAAGAATGGCACATCCGCAACAATGACCAGCCCATTGTGCACATCACCGGTATCCGCGCCGCCTACGATACTGTTACGGTCACCGTCAGTAAGTGGAGCCATCCCTTCCACCGGGCACGCATCCGCGAGATCGCAAACGGCGTGTTATTCGAGGCCACCGGAGATAGCCTCTACTCGTGCAACCTGATCTCCGAATCCGATCCCACCAACCAATCCATCCCCGCCGGCGAATGTACCCTGACCTATCCCGATCCCTTGGGCATGTTCGACCCGGCGAACCCCGCGGGCGTGGCATCTGCTGTCCGGTCGGATCAGATCATGACCGTCTGGATTGGCGTATCCGACGGGCAGCACAAGCCTGTCTATGCCAAAGTCGGCGCCTACTATTGCCCCAAAGCCACCAGCAAGGGCGGTACAGGCGAGCTGCATGCCGTGGATATCCTCGGCAAATTGCAGGGCGCAGCAAAGCCCAACGCCCGCTCCCTTGACCACCTCCATAATCAGAGCCTCGCGGATTTCGTGCTCGGCCTTGGGGCCAGCCCGTGGATCCCGGCGACGGATTTTACAGGATCGGCCCCGACTGCCTTTGATAAAGGCACAAACCGCCTGGAGTGCCTGCGATATGTATCACAATACCTGCACAAGCTGCTGTATGTCGACGCGGACGGCAATGCCCGGCTGACCGCCATGTCCCGTACGCCGGTTGCCGTAATCCCGTTGGATCAGTCCTACGAGCATCCGTCCATTGAGGCCCGCGAGGAGCTCGGCGGCATTGATTACACCTGGCACCGGTATGAAGATACGGGCGAAGAAATCCTTGCGGCTCCCGCCGCCATACAGACCGCCAAAGGCGTGCCTGTCACTTACACGGCGATTACGGAGGAGCCGGTCGCATACACCCGCTGCGAAGTGGAGCATCCTTACGCAAGCGACTTTGTTGTGACACTGGTCTCAGCGACCTCCTATGCAATCCGGATTACTGTCAGGACGGACGCTGTGTTTACGGATCCGGATGAGTACAATGTCACGGTCAGACTGTACGGCAAAAAGATTGAGGATCAGACAGGCTCCGGCACGTCTGAAAAGGACAGCGTGGTCAACAAGGAGCAGAACCGCATGTCCGTCGACAACCCAATCCCGGTCGGCATACTCGATCGGCTCACCTGGGGTATGTATCTCCGGCGGACCTACGGCAAGGCGGACATCACCTGTAACTGGCGTGGGGATGCGTCCCTGCAAGTGGGTGACCCGGTCACGGTAGAGGGCAAATACGGCCCTCTGAACGGCGTGATCATCAAGCAGGAGATCGATTACGATGGGGCGCTCACGATGCGCACTACGGTCCGCCAGCCGGATTGGATGATCAATCTGGGAGGTGAGGGCTGATGCATATTAAGACGGGCTGGACGCCCCGAGACTATCTTGACCTGTATGTAACGGACGACGGCGAGACGTTTGACCTGGTGCAGGGTGGCCAGGCAGGCAATAACGATGCTCTGGCCTTCAACCGGATCCTCGCAAACTGCAAGACCATCGCGGACACATACAACAAAATATTCGGTACGGCGTGGAGCTATGGCTTCACGCCGTTTACCGTTGAGAGTATTTACTCTGCCGCCAACCTGCAATTGATTGAGGGCCGCTGCGGGGAACTCGCTCGGGCGTTTGGACTGGATTACAGCGGCAGAACCTGGGCGGCAGGGGATGTCGTTGATTACCGCGACCTTAACCGCTGGGAGGCGCCGTTTGAGTTGATGCAGCACTACGAGAGCCAGACGGCCGAAACGCTTAAAATACGCCGCTGCGGGGCATTTTCCTGCGGCGACAATACCGCATATTACAGATAAGGAGATGATCAAATGGCTTACACGCCAACCAAATGGCAAGATCATATACCCGAGGTGCAGGACGGTACGCCGGTTAGCGCGGTGAATATGAATAAGATCGAGGAAGGGATCATGCAGGCACACCAGGTTGCAGACAGCACTGCAAGCGCACTGGATCACGCCTATCATCCGCTGTTTCCATATTACTCCGCAGGGGCGACAGGCGACAGCACGAGCACAATCTATTACACGGCTGATGGCCTAACCACCGGCGTCTACCTGCTGCTCGCCAGCGGTAACTACAACCCCGGCGGAGCGGCATATTACCGATCTGTCTACAGCGCGATCCTGCTGCTGTCCTGCGGCTACAACAACACGACAAAGCAAGTGGTATACCGTATCAAAATCGGGACGTCCTCCAGCATGGCCGGTACGTCCGGTGTTGCAGACGGGAAGTTTGTAGTCGGCTTTGGGGGGATGGCGTCGGAGATTCAACGCACGGCCGCGACAGCAAAAATATTCATTTGCCTATCGCGAGACAGTGCCGCATCCTCGGCGGACAACTGGGATGTGCGGCTGCATAAGCTGATATGATCTACAGCCAGGCTGCAGCCGCAGCGGCGCATCTATACCTTGCGGCGAGCATCACTATTTCGATATTGGTCACGTCGATCTTCGGCGTGGCCTTATCTATTATCTTAAATTTAAGGAGCGATCAACATGTCGAAACCCACAATCTACATCGCCGCCGGGCATGGCGGGAACGATCCGGGCGCGGTAAGCGGTAAATACATCGAAAAAGCGCTGACCCTCAAAACCGCGCTGGCTTGCCAGAATTACCTGAGAAATTACGAATGCGAGACCGTCATGGCCCGCACAACGGACAAAAGCTGCACAGTTGCTTACAAAATGGAGGAAGTCGAGAAGAAACGGCCCTCCCTCGTGCTCGAAATCCACTATAACGCCGGCGGCGGGGAGGGCTGCGAGGTCTACTACTGGCACACGCACGCGCCCTCGAAGTCACTAGCGCAAAAAGTGCTTGCTGAAATGGTGAAGCTCGGCCAAAAGAGCCGGGGGATCAAGGAGAGCAAGGCGGGCACAAGCTACAACTTCGGCATGTGCCGCCAGGCGGCCACAACGGGTATCCCCTCCATCCTCGGCGAATATGCGTTTGTAGACAACGCAAAGGATCAGGCGAAGATCAACTCAGATGCGAAGCTCAGGGCAGTCGGTGAGGCGTATGCGAAGGCGGCGGTCAGCTATCTTGGACTGCGAAAAAGGAGCACGGCGGGTGATGCACCCTCTACCAAGCCCGAAGCCATCGGCGTGGGCGATATCGTCCAGTTCGCGGGCGGGAAGGTGTATGCCTCCTCCACAGCGACGGCGGCAGCCAGCACGCGCGGCGCGAGCAAATGCAAAGTAACGGCAACCGCACCGGGCGCAAAGCATCCCTTCCACTGTATCAGCGAGGACGGCAAGGGCGTGTATGGCTGGGTCGATGCGGCGGCAGTTGGTGCACCCACAGCGGCCAAGCCCGTGGAGGTTGGCTGCACAGTCACGATCAACAAGGGAGCGGTATACGGCGGCTTGACCTCCGCGCGGGGCAATAAGGTGCCTGCCGCTCAGTTGGCCCCCAAAAAACATACGGTCAGCAAAATCCAAGTTAATAAAGACGTCCAGGAGGCGCTGCTCAAGGAGATTACCTCCTGGGTGGCGGTATCCTCCCTGACGCGCGTGTAAGGATGGTGGAGCAATGGAGCCGGTAGATAAGGCAGTTTGCGAGGCAAAGTGCAAGGTGATGGATGAGAGGTTTGCCCGCGACCTGCGCGATATTGACGACTGCAAAATCCGCCTGCAAAAGATTGAAGAGCTGACGATCAAAATGGGTGAGCTGGTGGAGGCCAATCAAAAGGCGGTGGAGGATCATGACAGCCGCCTCTGTGCATTGGAGCACCGCCCGTCCATGTGGTGGGATAAGCTGCTCTCAGCGGGCGTCTCCGCAGGTGTGGCGGCGTTAGTCAGTCTGATCGCATCCGTGATTGTGAGGTGAAAACGATGCGTTTATGGGTAAGCGTTGCGGCGCTTGTCAATGCAATCGCCCTGGGGCTGCTGGCGCTATCAACGTACATACCGGGGCTGTGGGTATAAGGTACGGAAAGGCCCTCCGTCGAGCGGCGGAGGGAAAAGTCTAAACTATGGAGGTAATATATCATGAACATCAACTGGAAAGTGCGATTAAAGAGTGGCCCATTTTGGATGGGTATTGCATCCGCCGTCATCATGGCCGTGTTTTATATTTTAAACCTTTGCGGCGTTGCGCCGGAGATCACGGGCAGCCAGATCGTGGATGCGGTAAGGCTGGGTTTGATGATTCCTGCC